ACTGCTCAGGCGGTACGGCATCACGGTCGATATGAAGGCGCTCGCGGCGGAGCGGGCGGTCGCCGCCGGGTATCCGGTGAAGGATCTGTCGGGGATACTCGGCAAGGACTATATGCTGTACCAAGTCATCCGCGATCTTCACGCGACGAACAATCGGTCGGTGCGGACGAAGCTGATCGAGGTTGCGGGGGCGCTACTCGGTCTCATCAACAACGGTCAGGGCGGGTCGAACCAGTTCAACACCATCCACATTTCCGAGTTGGGGACGACGACGAAGGAGCCCATGAAGTCGATTCCGGCGGAGGCGAGCGTTTCGTGAGCGTCATCAACCTGGCGTGGCGCCTGAATCCCGCGCAAGAGCGGGCCATGAAGGTGCTCGACTCAGGGGCGTACAAGATCCTGAGCGTGATCGCCGGCCGCAAGTGGGGGAAGTCGAGCTTTGGAGCCCGTGGGTTTCTGAAGCTGTTCTATGGCCCTCGCCAGTGTATGCCGCCGCTCGGGGTGGCGATGGCTCCGAACTATCCCATGTCCATCGTCATCGAGCGCAAGTTCGCCGAGATCGCGGCGCCGCTCATCAAGAAACACTACAAGGCTGATCGGGCGTACATCCTCGAGCCGACGGAAGCTTCCAGACCCTTCCCGCTGCGTATCGAAATCAAGTCGGCGGACAACCCGGGGGGAACCCGCGGCATTTCGCCGGGTGCGGTCTGGGGCGACGAACCCGCCGAGTGGTTCAACGGCGCGGATACGTTCGACGTGCTGCTCGCCACGACGATCGACACGCTGGCTCCGCTCATCTTCACGGGCACGCCGAAGGGTTACTGCTGGGTGCATGAACGGTTCTGCCTCCAGTGCCAGGAAAAGAATCCCGCGAGCGACACCTACGTTTTCCGCGGCCGTACCGAGGACAACTGCCGGGAGCATTGCGGCGGGTTCCTCGCGCATTCCGAAATCGAGCGCATCCGCGCCAAGTTCTCGGACAACTACGCGGCGCAGGAACTCGAGGGCGAGTGCGTCAGCTTCGAGGGCCTCGTGTTCAAGTCCTACTCCGACCAGAAGCATGGGCACTACAAGATCCCGCCCGGGACGAACATCGTGCGGAAGATCGCGGGTCTCGACTTCGGTTTCACCGACCCCTTTGCGGCCGTCCAACTTGCGAAACTCGACACTGGAAAGTGGGTGATCCTCAAGGAGCTGTACGGCGCGGAGTTGTCGATGGACTACTGGGGCGCGGAATTGAAGCTGTGGCGCGACCGCGATGGGGTCCAGGCGTTCTACGCCGACCCCGAGGACAAGACGGCTCGCCAGTGGTTGTCCAGAATCGGCATCGAAACTATGACGGCGCGGAAGGACGTGACGACGGGCATCCAGTACGTCTACAACCTGTTCGAAAAGGACCGGCTGTATATCGCTGAAGGCGAATGCCCGATGACGCGGAACGAACTCGGGCGCTACCAGTGGAACAAGGAAAAGAAACCTCCCCAGCCGCTCCACGCTTGGTGTCACGCGATGGACGCCTTGCGGTACGGAGCGTTCACGGAGTACATGATGTTCGACTACGCGACGGACGGGGAGCCGAAGCCCGCGCCGCGTGAACATCCCACGGATCGGCCGAGGGTCTATTCCGCCGACGAACTCTCGCACTACGCCCGGTCGTTCCAGAAGTACAACAAGGTCCGGCAGGGTTCCGCGTGGCCCGATTGGTATGTGAGGAACTGATGAAATATCCAGACCTTGTGCAAGACTTCAAGAAGAAGTTGCTTGAGTGCCTTGAGTACACGGTCCTGACTTTCGGGTACGAGCGGCCCGAAGGGATGGACGTTGAAACTGGCAAGCGGCTGGGGCACGATGGAATCGTTCATGCGGCGTGCAAGCTTTTTGAGAATTCTCTGATTGCCCAGATCAAGCATCGCGTCCCTGAGTTCGACGCTTCCGATGAGGTTGGAGTCCGCACTTCAGTTTCCGACATCTTCACTACGCTCCAAGTGGAGCTGTTGAAAGAGGTCACAAAACGTCATGGGTAGACCGTGGCCTCCAAAATGGACACAGAGCAGCGCATTCGATTTCGGCGTTCTGGCGTTCGCTATGGTAGTATTGTTCGTGGCGCTCGCGCTGTGGAACAGTTGCCATTGAGTAAACGATGCACACCTGCGTCCGGTTCCGTGCCAAAGTCGGGGAGCGTGGAAACTGCGTCGAGTGCGGCAAGGCGGCGCCGAAACGAGGAAGAAGCCTGCGAGCTGGCTTTCGTGATGCTTTCAATGCGGCTGGCGGGATGGTTGCTACGGACGCGAACTGGCGGGAGTTCAAGGACTTCTTCGGCAAAGACATCCGGAAGTTCCGCACCTACCGCGAAGCCGAGAAGAAAGCCAAGGAGCTAGGATTCGTGCCCATCGGTCGCGGTTCGAGCCGTCCGAAGTTCAATCAGATCAAGAAGGAACGCCAGGACTTCGAGGACGTGAAGCTTCAGGGTGAAATGTTGAAGGACTACCGCAAGCAAGTAATGGATTTGGGGGAGATCAGATCGTGAGTCACTGGCATAGCGGGTGTCCGTGGTCCCAGAAGTGCGCCGTCATCATCACCAACCCTCAAGGCACCTACGTCAACGAGGCGCACAAGATCAAGCACGCCGATCAGCCGACGGAGACGTGCGAGGAACTTCTGCCCAAGCGGTTCATGCAACACATTCGCACGCTCGGAAAGCCGTGCGAGGACCGGGAGTGCGCGATTTACCAAAATGAGCAGGGGATTTCAGTCTGATGCCCGACACCACCGCGCCTCCAGTCATCGACCAGATCCTCACCGCCAAGGACAACAAGGCGGGCGAGGAACTGATCGTCCGTCAAGCCCTTCAGCTTTTCACCATGTCCTCCTCGGCCAGCGAACCAAAGCGCAAGATATGGAAAAAGGAACTCAATCTCTACGAAGGACGCCACTGGGAGGGCGTTGAGTGGAGCGCGGAGCGTAGTCAGGTCACGCACAATCTCTGCAAGACGTTTGTGGAAGCCACGGTCGCGGCTCTCACCGACAATCGGCCGCAACTGTTCGTCCAGCCGCGGCGCATGGATGACCCGCAGGATTTCGTGCTGGCGAAGGACGCCGAGGACGCGCTCAACTACGTCCACGATCAGAACAAGTTCGAGCATCTGTTCCCACGAATCCAGCGGACCAAATGCTCGATCGGCAATGGCTTCATCAAGCCCGTGTGGAATCCCCATTGCACCTATGGCGGCGTGAAGGGTCGCATCGAACTTCATTCGGTCATGCCGTTCTCGCTGTTCCCCGACCCGGATTGCTCGATGCTCAAGCAAGGTCGGTACGTTTCGCACGTCCAAGACCTGCCCTACGACTGGCTGATCGAGAACTATCCGAACAAGGTGGACGGAATCGCGCCTGGCGAGTGGGATATGCTCCTACACGCCGCGAAGTTCAAGGAAGGTCAGGCGTCGGACGGCTCCGTTCCGATGGCGGGCACTCAGGGAACCGCGTGGATCATGCCGTTCCAGCGCGGGTCGGGCGAAAGTCTGCACGGAACGGGCCAGCGGTGTCGTGTCATGGAGCTGTTCGTGCGCGAGTCCGGCGATCAGATCCGTCGTATGTTGCTCGGGAACGGCGCGGTGCTGGAAAACGACCGTTGGGGCGTGCCCGGGCTGGGCAACACCTTCTACGACTTCAAGGAATACCCGTTCTCGCACTTCTACTACACGCCCGTCGAGTGGGAATTCTGGGCCGAGGGGCTTCTCAACATCCTCGAAGGGCCGCAACTCGAACTGAACAAGACGCTCTCGCTCATCATCGACCACTTCATCTGGAATCTTCAGTCGCCGTGGGTGGCGCACAATGTCACGGTCAAGACGCCCATCGACAACGGGCCGAATCGCGTCATCAATGTGCAAGGCGACGGAAAACTCGACCGCGTACAGCCCTCTCCGCTCCCGAACGCGGTGTTCGAGTTCGTGGAAATGCTCCGGCTTCACATGGAAATGATGACGGGCCATCAGGAGATCCTCCAAGGCCGTCGTCCCGTCGGCATGGAAGCCGCGAGCGCGTTGGAAATCCTGCAAGAACAGGCCAACACGCGCATCCGTCAGCAAGCGCGGTACGATGAAACCTCTCTCGAGGACTTGGGCGAACTCGAACTCGACTTCATCGCCGCGTACTGGACGGAACCGCGCATGGTTCGCCTGCTCGGAGAGGATCGCGGCAGGAATGCGTGGAAATCCATCGACGGGATGCGCTTCCGGGGCCACGAATTCGACGTGGACGTGAAATCTGGCTCGACGCTCCCGTTCTCGCGGGTCCAGATGATGCAGGAAGCCATCGAGATCCACAACATCGGCGGATTCGGCGAGCCCGGGAGTCCCGATGCGGTGGCGGAGATCCTCAAGGCGCGGAATTGGCCGAACTGGGAGAAGATCGTCGCCAAGAAGCGTGTCGAGTGGGCGGAGTTGAAGGCGATGGGAGTTGTCGGGCCGGCCGCGGAAGCGGCGCCCATGACGGGTGGGGCTCCCGCCTTCCCCGGCGGAGCCCCCAGCGCCCCGATCATGGCGCCGCCTCCAATGCCGGTCCAACCTCCCGCGCCTCCGGTCGTGGTGAATATGCCGCCTCCAATGCCCGCGCAACCCGCACCCGTTCCGGTGGCAATCCGCCACAAGATCGTGCGCGATGGGAACGGCATGACGGTGGAAGTCATTGATGAACTTCAGTACGCGCAACCTGGAGCTCCGCCCGTCGCATGAGCGCCATCACTCCGTACCTCGAAGGCAAGTGGCTCGGCACGCTGTTCGGGATTCCCTACTCCGCGCCCGGTCTCTGGATGGGTCTCACTCACGCGAGCATGGAGATTTCCGGCGCGAATTACAAGCGCGTGGATGTGAAGGGTTTCTTGACCCGGAACTCGCCGATCACGAACACGGACAAGATTGCGTTCCCGATTTCTCTCGGGCCGTGGGGGGACTATAACGGCGCGTATGTGTTCGACGCTCCGCAGGGTGGGAACGCTCTCTTGTGCGGCGACCTTCCGCCGGATGAAGTGAAGCCGAACCGTCGGGTGGTGATCTATCCCGGGACGATCAACCTGTCGCTCTGCTATCGGGAGTTGACCGCATGAGTTTCTGGACGCGCTTGATCGGAAATACGCCGGGTGAATCTGGAATCTCTCCGCACATCGTTGTTGGGATGTTGGCGGAGGTGGAGCGTCTGCGGTCTGGAGCGGGGCGTGGTTTGACCCAAGCTCAGGCGGGCAACATCCTAGACCTCACCACCGCCGAGAAGAATGACGCCAAGGACCTCATGGATCGCCTTGCAAGTCCGACCCCATACGTGCTGACCCTCGTAGAACTGCACGAGATTCTTCTGATCGCCAACACTCGCGGACTCGTGAACAATCCCTACGAAACCGCTTCAACCTTGAAGGCCCGAATCGGCGGCCTTCCGTAATCGTGACCTACTTCTTCAAGTCCAAGATATTCAACATCCCCGCGCTCGATCCCGTCGGGACCATCTACCCATGCGAGGGTTTCGGATTTCAGCCCAAGGCGATTCTCATTTTCTGGAACGGGCGACCTGAACTCATCACGACCGTCGGACGCCGGAACTTGAACGGTGGAATGGGTGCCGCCACGTCTCCGACGAATCGTGGATGCTGTTCCGTGTTCGACACTGATGCGGCGGCGACGATGACGGGCGGAGGAAGGATCGACAATACTGGCGTGGCACAGCGAAATGACGCGGGTGGACTAGCGACCGCCTCTCTGGACTTCGATTCCTTCACCGCCGATGGCGTGAAGCTCATCGTGGACAACGACCTCTCCACGTCGATGAATCTGAAAATCATGGCGTGGGGTGGGACTGACATTACGAACGTGGAAGTCTTGCCGTTCCGCTGGGGGGCGGCGCTGGGGAATCAGGACATTCACGGCTTGTCGTTCGACCCCGGGGCGGATTCGCTGTTTCTATTTTTCGGAATGCCGTCCATTCTCGCGGACCCTCCGTCGGCTGACGAGGACGTGATCCAGTTGATGTTCGGCGCGGCGCGTAGCGAGACGCCCGTACAGCAGTACGTCATGGTCGGCAAGCAGGACGACGACAACGCATCGTCGCTGTGCAAAAGCTACGTCCAGCACGGGGAGTGTCTCGCGTCCATTGACGGGCCGGGCACAACGTCGCCGGATGCGCGTGCGTCGTTCGTCGGTACGCTCTCCGATGGATTCACGATCAACGTCTTGGAACACACGCCCGCGACGGCATCGAGTTCGTTCGTTCTCGTGTTGAAGGGCGGGAAGTACCACTTGGGGGATGTGACGACGACGAACGGGAACACGGCGGAAGTGAACGTGACGGGGATGTCGTTCAAGCCGGAGGGGGTGACAGGGCTCACGCTCGCTGGGCCTGACGGTGGACTTGAGCCCGCGTCTGACACAACGCTAAGCGGTTGGAGAATGGGGTTCGGGTCTGCAACGTCAAATGCAGATCAGGCATCGCTCGGACTGATAGACCTCGATGGTCAGGCGAGTGCCTCGATTACCACGGGCGTTCACTACACACGCTGGCTCACCGGGATAAACGGATTCGCTCCCGTCTTTGGAACGTTGTGGAGTTTCATCCGCACCAACTCCGATGGGTTCACGTTTCAGGCGGACGGCGGTTATATCCCGTGCTTCCTCTGGTACATCGCCTACGGGCCGTCGGGAGCGGGACCGGAGCCACCTGTTGTCACTCCAGCCGATACCGTCGATGGAACCCGCGAACCGCTCATCATCGGCGACTACCATCCGAAGAAAGCTACCACTACGGAGGTCAAGGCTCCCACTAGAAGGGTGAAAGGTCCCAGTAGCTCCACGCCAACCTCTCGCGCAGGCAAACCGAAGAAGATCCGACGTGAAAAGCCGAGGGAGATTCAAGAAGTCAGAGAGCAGGCAATCTCCCCCACTTTCGACGCAAGCGGCGCATCGCTTGAACTCCAAGCGGTCATCGAAATCCCCATCCGTCCCTCAATGACTCCGCTCATCGTGTTCGACGTTCCGGTCCAGATGGAAATGCTGGACGATGCGGTTGCGCTGGCGATCGGTGCCCCGCACCTGGCGCTTGAGATCGGCGACTTCATCCCCGTGAAAAGAAAAAGTTGGCAGTTGTAATTTGCGGTGATATAGTTCTTCCCGACAGGAGGCCCATATGGGTCCGACAGGTTCCACGCCGACGAAGGGCGGAGTCAAGACGCCCACCGAAGTCGATCCCAATTCCAAGACGGGTCTCGGCATCGACCAGTCCCGCTCCAGCGTGCCCATCACGCCTCCGCAGGCTCATGGCGGAGTACGAAGCCCTGCCTACGACACGCAGGTCAGCGAGAAGTCCAAGCTCGGCATCGCGGATTCAGCGCCCGCCCAGAGTGGTCGTCGTCGTGGAGTGGGGGACTAGTGGCTCCAAGCGACAACGATCCGAAAACCGGGACTCGCGCCCCCGGCGGCCCCGTTCCGAAACTCTCTGACTCTGAAGCCAAGAGTGTGACGGGGCCGGGCTTCTGTCAGTCTGACCTTTCCGTCCGAGTCGAACAGTGGCGTGACACCAAGGCCAGCGGCCCGGCGCCGAAACACGAACGCCAGAGAAACGATCCTCCACCGTGGGCCTAGGAAAATACTTCAAGCGGCTGAGAAAGAAGGCGGCTCCGGTAATGTCGGCCGCGGGTTTCGGGTTCTTGAATCCGAAGATCAAGGCCAAGGGTGGTGAGTCACCGCGGGAGCAGGTGTTGGTGAACCGGCTCCGCAAGCGTCAGTCGGGTGAAGGGTTCTCGCAGGGCGAAAAACAGGAGTACGAATAGTGCCGCTTCCGATGACCGATCCGACGAAGCCGAAAGCACAGAAGCCCATGATCGGTGGTGAGCGACTCCGTGAGTTCCAGAAGAAAACCAAGGGCGGGTTCAGGGGACGCCAGAGCCCTCGAGGCATGGCGATCCAGAACCGACTCAAGAGCCTGACATCCTAAGATGGCGAACGAAAAAGACAAGAGAGGCCGGTCTGCACGAGCGACGGCTATTGAGGCGAGACTTGGCGACCTCGAAGCTCCTCCGGAAGATGTGGGACTGGGAATGTCAGGAGAACCTGAGGCTGGTGGTGGCCTACCGGGTGGGGGTGGCTCGCCGGCTGACGCGCTCGGAGCGGCCGTCGAGTCCCTTGCTGCCGTCGCGCCCACGATCCCGCCGGACCTCGCTCCTGAGTTCGAGGCCCTGATGGGCCAGCTTTCGGCTTTCGCGGCGAAGCTTGGTGGTGGTGCGCCGGGAATGGAAGCGGGTGTTGGAGCAGAACCCCCGCTCCCGTCCCCGGAGGCGATGCCTCCGATGGGAGGGATGATCTAAAATGCCAGACAATCAAACGGACCTGGATACGCTCCTCGCAGACGCCGAGCGAGCTGGACTTGAAGGTAATGGCGCGAACGGCGCACCCAATGGCGCCGCTCCCGCTGAAACCCCCGAGTCGCAGCCGCCCGCCCTCTCCGGAGAGGTTGAGATCCCCCGAGTCGGTAAGGTCAAGATCGCCGATCTCGCCGCAGCCTACGGGCGGCAAGGTTCGCTCCAGAAGCAGCTCCAAGCATACTCGCAGCACAAGGATCTTCTGGACCGGATTGCGAAGGACCCGGACCTCAAGGTTCAGATCCTTCAGGCTCTCGATGAGGAGGAGGCCGAAAGAGCTTCCCCGCGTCGTCAGCCCGAGACCGACGACGATGGCCGCGTGCAGGAGCCTGACATTTCGCTCCGAGACCGGAATCCTCTGGAGTATTTCACCCAGATGAATGCTTTCCGGAAGCAGGAGCACGACGACCTCAAGCTGAAGTACGCCGAGCAAGCCTTCGCCGCGGAGGAGAAGTCCGTCCGCGAGAAGTTCAAGCTCGATGACAAGCAGTTGCGTGAAGTCTTGAAGGTCGCACAGCGATACCATAATGCGAACGGCGAGCCCATCGAGCTCGAGACCGCCGTTCACATCTGGAAGGCTCCCCAGCGCGAAAAAGAAGTCACCGACTTGAAAGGGCAACTCAACCTCCGTTCCTCCGGGATTCCGGGCGGCAGAATCAATGCCGAGCTCTCACGGAAAAAGCCCGAGGAAATGACCGAGGTCGAGCGCGAAGCCGCGATGCTCCAGAGCTGGTATACCAGCCCCGGCGCCAAGTAGCTTCCCCGACCTCCTCGATAGGAGGTTCGAATGGCCCTTCCTTATCTGGACTGGCTGGCGTCCATCACCCATCGGTTCATCCGGAACGTCGTCACCGACAACTTCTTCACGGCCCGTCCCATCCAGGCGCGGCTCAGGAAGAATCGTCTCCGTTACCCCGGCGGCCTCGAGGCGACGATCGCCATCATCAAGGGGTCCGAGCCGAACACCAAGGCGTTCGCCGGCGCGGACCTCCTGACGCTCGAACTCGCGGAGCCGTTCAACGCCGCGAAGTACACGATGAAGCGGTACGTCACCCAGCTCGTGATCCCGAAGGAGGACATCCTCAAGAACTCGGGGCCCGCGCAGGTGGTGTCGCTCGTGACGGCGCGGCGCCGGAACTCGGAACTGTCGCTGTTCGACCTCATCGGCACGGACTTCACTTCGACCTCGACGGGCGCGGGTGCGGATGTGAAGAAGGTCGAGGGGCTCCAGAACATCGTCGATTCCTCGACGGTTTCCGGCGGCATCGACCCGGCGGACCTCTCGACGTGGGCGGCGTTCGAAACGGCCTCGGCCCAGACGATCGTGACGAACATGAAGGCGATCCAGTCGCTCTACGGGGCGGTCACGTTCGGCGCGGATCAGCCGACTATCGCGTTCACGACTCAGACGATCCTCGACCAGATGTGGGAGCGGTCCACGAACGTCCAGCGGTTCGTGGACGAGTCGCTCGCGGCCATCGGATTCACCCACCTTGGGTTCAACCAGCGGCCGGTGGTGGTGGACCCGGGCGTTCCCGCGTCGAACTTCTGGTGGATCAACGAGAAGTACCTGTGGCTGTATATCCACCAGCAGGACGATTTCGACACGGTGTTCATCCCCGTCATGCCGGATCAGGACGTTTCGGTGTGGCGCATCACGACTTCGATGATGCTCCTGACGGATTGCCGTCGGATGCACGCGAAGCACACGAACCTGGCCGTGGTGTAAAAGGTCGCAGGAAGAAGGAGAACAAACTATGTCCTCGACACAAGTTGCGGCTCCGCCCGCGACCCAGATCGACACGGCTTCGCGGTTCACGCAGGGCGTCATCGTCAAGGACGACGACGGCACGGAGCGCGTCTACGTCCAGAACAACGACTCGGCGGCGTGGGCCATCGGAGACCCGATCACGCACGACGCGGGCAGCATGACGGCCGGCAAGAAGGCCCTGACGACGCACGATGGCAAGCCCGAGGCCCTTCTCGGCTTCGCGGCGGCGACCATCGGAAGTTCTGCCTTTGGATGGCTCAAGCGGCGCGGGACGTTCGTGTGTGCCATCGCTTCGGGCGTGTCGATCCAGAGCAACCTGTCGCTCACGCTCCGCGGCGCGGCCACGAACAACATCGGACTGTCGAGTGTCCCGGCGTCCTCGGCGCCGCCCCAGCGGGCGATGGCGATTTCCGTGGCGTCCATCGCGTCGAACGCTGTGACGGCTTCCGTGGCGGTTTCGCTCCCGTAAACAGGTACGTCCTCTTTGAACGGGCGTGGCCGGAACGGTGGAACAGACATCGTTCCGGTCCCGCCCGGGGATAAGGTCATGTGGCAACGCTTCTTCAACTTCGGACTTCGCTCAAGCGGACACTGATCGACCCCAACGCCCGGTACGTCGCTGATTCGGTCTATACCGAGTACATCAACAAGGCCCAAGATCAGTTCGCCCACGACACCGAAGCCCTCGAGCACATCACCGGCTTCTCCGTAACTACGGGGGTCAATCGGGTAACGCCGCCGGCCGACTTCATCCGGCCGCGCAAGTTCACCTACAAGGACCAATGGGATCTCACTCCCCAGGATATCATCAACTTCACCGAGCGGTGGGGCTTCATGGGTTCCTTCAACTCGTGGCCCATGAAGTACACGATTTTCGAGGATGGCATCCGTCTCTGGCCCGCGCCGTCCGAAACCTCGACAGCGACGACAATGAATGATCCGGGCGGCATCAATGCCACGGATGCATCGGTTATCCTCACGAGCGCGGCGGCTTTCCCGACGAATGGCATCATCACCATCGAGAGCGAGAAGATCGAATACTTCGGCAAGACTTCGAACACGCTCAACAATCTGCGGCGCGGCATCGGCGGCACGGTCGCAGCCGCTCATGCGGATGCAACGGCTGTGACCTTGGCGTTCCTTCGGATGGCGTACTATGCGAGATTCAAGACACTCGTGGCGGACGGGGATGTCAGTGAAGTTCCGGACCGTTACACGCACATCCTCATCTACTACGCGGCGCACCTGGGCTGGCTCGACAACACCGATCTTGGGATGGCACTGAAGTACAGGGATCTCTATGACAAGACGATCGTCAGCGTAGCGGCGGCCGTGGATGAGGAGCAGCGCGAGTCGCCCGCGATCGTGCAATCCATCGACCGCCATTCGAGAATGTATCTGTGAGGCCACCCGTTCGATGGGCTACCAGAGACTTCTCAGGCGGCTGGGTTTCAGACCTCAGCCCGCTTCTTCTCGCCCCGCATCAATGCTCGCGGTTTGAAAATGCCGATCCTTCGGCGCCCGCAGGCATGGCCCGTCGCCGCAAGGGGCGGACGCAGTTCGCCTCGACCATCAGCCCCGTCTCCGGAAACGGCAGCGTTTCAGGGCTCCACGTCTTTCGCAAGGACAATGGCTCTATTTTCTACATCGCGTCCGAGGGGACGAAGATTCTCAGTTCCACGGGCGCCGCCTTCACCGACCGCACGAACGACGCGCCCACCAACAACGCCAATGTGTTTTTCACGTCGCTGGCGAACACGTTGGTAGCCACGGCGGGCGCCGGAATGAACCCCCAGAAGTGGGATGGTGTGACGGGAACCATGTCGAACATGACCCTTACGGTTCCCTCCGGAATCCCGTCACCGGCTGAGGCTCGGTATTGCTGTGTCTACGCCTCGAGTGTGTGGCTGGCTTCGACGGCGGCGGAGGGGTCGAGACTGTGGAAATCCGCCGCTGGTACGGTGGACATTTTCAATACCGTCAACGACTCGTTCTCGTCGGCGATTCGGCCCGGCGACGGCGACCGGATTATGAACATCACGCCCTGCGGCGACGTGCTGATGATCCCGAAGCAGAACACCATCTACGTCGGCTACGGCACGTCGTTCGATGACCTCCGGTTCATCCCGCATAACATGGCGAACCGCGGGTTGATCGGGGAACGTGCATGGGCGGTGTGGGGTGGGCTTTTCATCTACTGCTCGGCGGACGGCATCTACGCGGCCGGCCCGAATTCGTTCACCGAGATTTCCGCTCCCATCCGGAACACCTACAAAGCGATCACGGACAAGACGGTGATTGCGGGCGGAACATTCGAGGATCAGGTGTGGTTCGCCTACGGTGAGGGAAGTTCCATCAACAGTAAGGCCCTCGTGTTCGACGCCAGGCGCGGAACGTGGGCTCAGTATTATCCGGTTCCGGCGCGGGTTCTCTACCGCGACATCGACGGCAGGCTCTACGGCGGATTGTCCACGCTTGGATCCACGACGAAACTCATGCGGTTTGTTGATCCCTCGGTGACGCTGGATGAAGGGGTTAGCTACGACATGGTTCTCGAGGGCGGGGACTTGGACTTCAACGAGCGCGGCGACGAGTGGATGTGCGACAAGCAAGGCCATACGGTGTGGGCGATGGTGAAGCCCGTTACCGGGGGCACCCTGAGCGCGGCCTTCTACAAGGATGGCGTGGTGGATGCCGCGGCGACGATTGCGAACCGTTCGATTCAGGCTCCGTCGGGCACGCCCTCGGCCCTCATCATGCGGGACAAACTTTCCCAGACTTTGCGTGGTAGACTTCTCAGGTGGAACCTGACAACGGGCGCGGCGGACGCCGAAATCTACGGCGTGGGTATGGAAGCGGCGATCTTCGAACCCGTGGGGACTGACCTGTAATGCCTGTAGACCCGCTCTCTCTTGCGCTGGCTGGCACGATGGGTGCCGCCCGGATGGGCCAGAAGGCCATCGGGCTCAAGGGGGAATTCCGGAATCTTCGCTACAATCTGAAACGTCTACGCACTCAGCGGCAGCTTCTTCAGGGTTCTAAAGCGGCTCTTGAGGAGCAGGCGAGCGGAGCCCGTGGGAAGCTGATTTCCCAGCGCGGGCTGTACGGGCCGAACACCGAACAGCAGAGGCTTGATACCATGACGGAGCGAGCCCGAGCGGTTCTGGCCGCGAGAGAGAGGGACATCAACTTCGCCATCAAGGAGGCGAAGCGCAAGAAGCGTCTGAGATGGCTCAATTTCGGATTGGAAATGGGTGGGGACGCTGCGGCTACTGGCCTTGGAATCAATGAATTGAGCGGTGGTGACGAAGGCGGGGGCGGTCACAAGGGATCGTACTACGAATACTTGGGGCCACGATAATGCCTGGCTTTTTCCCGCAAGATCCTGACGAAGCGACGGTCGCTCCGGTCGAACCGAAGCCGAATCCGTTCCAGCGGGATCGGTTCTCGGGTCGGCTGAAATTGGGGCGTCAACCGTTCGCTCCGGTCAAGCCCACGATTCCGCCACAGGACGAATTCGTCACGCGTAGGGCCAATGCGTCCAAGAGCGTCATCGACGCCGTGGACGACTACCTCGAATCGCTCGGCGGCTTGGGGGATTTCAAGAACTATCCCCAGACGGTGCCCGACGAAAAGGGCGGCCTCATTTCGCTCAGAGCCAAGATCATCCGGAACCCGGAGAAAGCCGCGTTCATCCTTGAGCAAGCGCATTCCGGAGCTGATCGGACGAATCCATTCTTCAAGAAAGTCGAGGACACCGCCAGGGCGTACAGTCAGGCCGTCGCAAGTCCCGCGGAACAGATGATGCGCGGCCAACTCCAGACTCGCACCCAGTCGTTGACGGCCGAGAAGCAGAAAGGACTCGCCGGACTCAGGGCGGAACAGGAAGCCCGAACTCCGATCTCGGGCCGTGAAGCCGAGGAAAAGAACAAGACGCTTGGCGGCATTATCCTGCAACAGAACCTACTCAATAAGCAGGTTCCAAAGCCTCCTGAAACGCCGAATGAGAAGATTCTCAGAGAGAATCCCGCCTTCATGGTCGGGCCGCAGGCTGGCATCAAACTCCCCGCTCAAGACAATCTCCGCCAGCACGTCGAGGAGTCGATCAAAGACGCCATGTTCCAGACGGGCATGAATGCGCCGCAGAGCATGGACGAATTCGCGGTGGAAGTGGCGGGCGATCTCGGCTTGAACCAGCAAGAGGTCTACCGTACCCTCCGGAGCGGCGCGACCGTCAATCCGGAGGCGCATCGGCAGAAGTTCGGCGCGGCCGATGCGTCGAAGTCGGACGACCTCACGCGGTTCCTGCTCATGGCTCTCGCATTTGGACCCCAGCAGGCGTATCGCATCGTCATGGGCGAACGCCAGGAGCGCAGGCAGGCAGCGCGGGAACAGGCGCGGGATGATCGTTCGGCCTACACGACCGGCATTCAGGAGCGTCGGCTTGATCTGGCAGAACGCAATGCCGCCGCCACTCAGGGACGATTTGAACAGAGAGAGGCGCGGATTACCGAGCAGGAAAAGGTTCGCGTCCTCCAGCGTGCGAATGATGCCATCATGCGGACTTCGAACAAGGAACTCAGGGACAAGCTTTCAGCGCGGCGCAACGAGTTCAGCCGCAATATGCAGTTCTCGAACGCCGCGATGATGGCCGGCAAGTTCAAGGAGCGGGACGCTTACATGGCTCTTGCCAAGGCCGCCTCCGAGGAGATCGACCGCCTCACGGCCCCCACGGGTGAGTGATGCCCGTACAAGATCCCGTTGCTCCGCCTCCGCCGAAAGAGTCCTACGTCCAGAAGCAGGCGCGTCTCAAGCAGGAACTCTCCAAAGCCCAAGCCCAAGAGGAAGCTCCGCAGGAATCCAAATCCGTCGGCGGCTTCATCGGTAACGTATTCGAGGACGCCGCGAACACCGCGAAGGGCTTGGTGGACTTCGCCATCTGGGTTCCGAAGCGGGCGTGGGAAGTAGTCAGCGACCCGAAGCAGTATTGGAAGGACGTTCAACTGCTGTGGGGTGACAAGCCCGGACACATCGGGGACGTTGGGGAGACGCTCTGGAAGGGCATCAAGGAACCCTACAAGGACGGTATTGTCAACGGGCTCTACAACCGTCCCTTCACGGCCCTTCTGGATGCTTCCGCCGTGGCCTCGCTGGTCGGCGGTTCCGTGTCGAGGATCGGCAGGTTGGCCGGCGGAGTTGCGAAGGTTGAGCGTGGGGCGAAGGTTGCCGGAGCTGCTGACAGGATGGTGGAACTCGGTAAGACTATCTCGAATCTTCCGGCAATGGGCCTCAAGAAAGCCGTGAGTCCCGTGGGCAAGATCGTCCCGCAAGGCGTCAAGGACTGGCTCGGCGTGGGTCCGGATACGGGGCCGGTGCTCCGAATGCTCGGTAGGAATGTCGCCCGGGAAGGTGGAGCGGCCGGTGATGAACTCTCCGCGCTGGCCTTCAAGGGTCTCGGGGAGGCCGATCGGAAACTTCTCAATCGTGCCATCCGAGTCGGAAGCAAGGACGACCTCGCGGCTTTGACGCCGGAGGCTCTCAAGCGATTTGACATTCTGAAGTCTCTCGGTGCGGAACAGGAATCCTATCTCGTCGGCAAGCGCTGGCTCTCGCGTCCGAAGGCCCTCATCGCCAATGCGAAGGCCGCGGCTCTCGAGTTGTTTGGGGATGCCTCACGCAAGAACTGGAAGAAGGCCGCGAAGATGGTCGTGGCCGGGGAGATTGACCCGCTCTATGCGACTCTGTTCCAAGTCCCCGAGCGGATGCTTGACTTCTTTTCGTCCATGTCGCGTGATCTCGGGCTTGCCCGTTCATGGGGACGCCTGGACAAGCGCGTGGCCCGCGGATTGTACGAAAAGGACCCGGCGAAGTACGCTCCTCGCCAGATCCAGATTTTCCACCATCTGAAGGCGCGGCTCGACTGGATGGATGAAACCCTTCAGTACCTCAAGGAACGAAACAAGGCATTCCCCGTTATTCGTGAAGGCGACGTTCCTGCTGGAATGGCGGTCATCCCTGACGTGCTTCTCAAGAAGTACCTCACTGACCGCGCCCGCGCTGCTTCCGTGGCGACTTCGAACCTTGCAAAAGGCATGAGTCCGAGTGAAGCTGCGGCGGCTACCTACAAGGCCCTGACTTCCGATCCGAAGTTCATGCAGGAGGTTAACTCCGCGAAGGGAATTGCCGTTCCGCGCCATGTCGCGGCGCTCATCGCCCGCGAATTGAAACTGCCCGGGCCGCTCGCCCGCATCTATGACCGCGGGATGTCGTACTGGAAGGCGGCGGCGACGATCTTCAGTCCGCGCTACTGGTCAACGACGGCCATCGGGAACGGATTCCTCATGGCCCTCTACGGCGTCGATCCCGTGGCGTCGATGCGAGCTCGACGGATGCAGGAGTTCATGCCACCCGAGCTCCGGTCGCGGATGCAATCCGATCTTCTGCGGACTGACGTGAATGCCTACGAGCGCGTGTCCCAGAACATCGGCCAGTACGCTTCGAAGCTCGACAACATCGGACGCCAGGGCATCTTCGCTTCTGAAGTGGAAGCCGCTCGTCTCGCGCTCGGTCAGACGGGCAAGGAGTTCTTCCAGTTCGCGGACGACGCCCCCGGGTTCCTGCGGGAAATCTCGATGGCTCCCGAGGAAATGGGCGCGACACTCAGGGAAATCCAGCGGCTTGAAGAAAATGCCGCCCTCAGAGTTCCTGCTCTCGTGGAGTTTGAGACGGCTCTCAATGCGGAGATCGGAAAGATCGAGCGACTGGAATCGGCCATCAAAGGAAAAGTGTTTGCAACACAAAAACGCTATGCCTTGGATAGAAGAAAACTGAAGGCCGGGCAGTTGGAGGACAAGCTCAAAAGACTCAAGGCAGGACTCCGCTCCTCCTTGGACGCCCAGATTCCGCTCCGCGAACGGCTTCCCATGCTCAAGGCCCGTTCCGAGATCGCGGACAAGGCCATCGACCTTGCGAACAGCTACTTCGGGAACTACCTCGGCCTGCATCCCGTCCAGCGCGACTGGTTCCGCCGTGCCGTGCCGTTCTGGGTGTTCACCAAGACGATGCTCCAGCTCGCGTTCCGCCTGCCCTTCATGCAACCCAAGCGGATGTTCATGTGGAATCGCTTGAACGAAGTCATCCAAGACGCCTTCAACGACGACGAAGTTCCGGCGTGGCTCGCGGAGTACACCCCCGTCGGCATCACGCGGGACGGTTCGGTCGTGATGATCCGGCTACGGTCATTCGACCCCTTCAGCGGCGCGGAGCGGACGGCCTCAATCGGCGGTCAGACCATCCCAGCCCTAGGCGCCGTGTGGCTCCAGAATCCGCTTGTGAAAGTGGGTTACGAACTGATCGGCGGCACGAATCACTGGACGAAGCGGCCGTGGGATACCAGCGAGTACATGACGCGCCTGGACAACGGCGAAGTCTACGAATACAAGGACGGTCGGCTTCGCAAGACTCTCGCCGCTCCGAGCTTCTGGCGCTCCGTGTGGTATCTCTGGCCGCAGGCGCAACTGATCGAGGAAGCGACCATCCCGTACCGCATGACCGACCGCGGCTGGCTTCTGGACCCCGAGCCCATCAAGGCTCCGGATGGGTCGATCATGTATCCCGAGGGGTTGTGGAAGGGTGCGCTGGGGTTCCTCGGCATCCCCCGGGTGCAGGTCAAGAACATGGATGAGGAAAAAGCCAAGGAACGGATGAAGGTAATGCGTATCATGCGGTCGTTCCGTGACGGGCTTCGACGGATGCCTCCCGAGAAGCGCGAAGCCGCCATGCAGGTTTTGAACGACTGGGGCAACGATGAGATCAAGAGGGTCGAACGGTGACAAGCCCCGCTGAAAAGCTCCGACGCGGCGAGTTCCCCGAGTTCTCGGGCGGCTCGTATGGCGGCGGCGGACGGCCGAAGCAGACGGCCGGAAGCGGCTCCCAGCCCGTCGCGTCTGTCAGTCCGCAACCGGCGGCTTCCGTGGCGGGATCGTCCGCAGCGGCCGGATCGTCGGCTCCAGCGCAACATTACGGCGGCGGCGTCAGCCTCAGTGGAGGAATCGCCAGCAAGCCGAAGCCGACCATACAGGATAACCGTCCGACGGGAGGCAGGAAACTGGGCAGGTGATGGTCACGACCGTCAGCGACAATCCGAGCGTAGCCGCAAGGAAGATCGACCCCGCGGTCCATTCCGGCGTGTCGCTCGAGAGTGTCGCGGGCTATGCGAACCAGCAGACCCAGTTCTCGATCGGCCAGTCCAAGGTCGCCCGCCAGAATCTCCAGAAGGGCATCCTTCAAGGCTGGCACATCGGCGCCTATTCGCTGTGGGAGTTCCACGGCCGGCCCGTCCTTGCGGGAAACCTCGAAGTGCCGCCCAGCGTGGACGGCGTGAAGTTCGGGCTCTACCCGGGATCCGCGCCAGGGGCCACGAAGCGCACGGCGGGGATCAACCTGCATGAGCGTCCAAAGGGGGATGAAGTCCAAGCCGACCGCTACCACGAAATCTCGGTCATCGAGGGCACGGAGATCCGGCACATCACGGCCCGCGACTCGGACGCGCTGGCGTACCTGCCCATCAAGACGGGCGACAAGAATGCCGCCGGGACGTTCACGCCCCGGACGGTCCTGAATCCTTCCGGGGCTTCGACCTTCGACATCAAGGGCTCGCTCGCGGTGCCGACCGTTTCCACGGCAGTTGACATCACTTTGGACGAAACCCATCACACCGTACTGGTGGACGCCACGGGCGCAAACCGGACCATCACGCTCCCCACGGCGGCATCCGCGACGGGCCGACTCTACGTCGTGAAGAAAATCGACGCCTCGGCGAACACCGTGACGATTGATCCGGCGGGAGCCGAGTTGATTGACGGGGCAGCGACGAAAGTGCTGACGGCCCAGTGGGACTCCATCAAGTTCCAGTCCAACGGTACCTCGTGGTTCATCGTGGCGGACAAACTGGCGTCCTCGGGCGGCAGCGGCATCAGCGTCATCAAGGAAGAAAACGTCGCCATCGTCAATCCCGCGACCTCCATCAACTTCGACGACCGCGACTTCAACGTCACGGACGAGGGGGGCGGACAGGGGCTCATCCAGACGCTCGACAAGTTGGACATCCACGCCTGGAGCACCCCGACCATCATCACGGCGAATCAGACCGCCTACGCCTTCTCGGGGGGCGACTCGAAACTGAGCGGGCAACGGCTTTCGAGCGATGCCGACCATCGGAGGATTCAAGGTATCCTCGCCAAGCCCGCTGGATTCATCTACATCCTTGCCAACACCGCCGGATTCATCATCGACGTTTACAACGAGGACGCAGGGGCGGCGGCGGCGGACAGGATCATCACGGGAACCGGGACGTTCGTAGGGCTGAACCCGGGCGAAATCCTGATGATGATCTACGACGACACGACGGCCCGTTGGCGGTGCTGGCCGAAGGTGTATAGCGCATCGGCGGGAGCGGCTGACCTTACCCAAGTCGAAGTAGACCTCGGTTCCTTCGCCCGTCTCAGCGGGAAGTTCGACATTGTGGATGCTGCGCTTGTCGCTGGTGAATTCATCCAGATCACGCAGGCAGCGGGGCCTTATACGGGCAAGGGAACGCGGGAGGATGAGGCGGAAATGGACGGGGTTACAGCGCACGGGTACGTCATTGGCGGAGGCGGGACAGCGACGGTCTACTGGAATTCCTCTAGATTCATCAAGGGCAACGTCAAGTTCAACTACATCCACGGGAGCTAGGCTATGGCGGTCATTCAAGCGGGCGCATCAACAAACTTGGCAGATGTTGATGCGAACCTTAATCTCAAGGTCGATGCTGGCCTTCCTGCACTTCCAAGCACGGGGGGCTACTACACCGTTTCTGGCGGCACCTCCGCCGTCGTCGCCGTCTCGCTTGCCACGGATACGTCGCTCATGTCCATGCGCTTCTCGTCTGCCACGCGCAAAGCCTATCTCTACAAGTACCGGCTCATCATCGCCGTGGCGACCGTCGGCACATCCGCGCTTGTCGCGGGCTCCATCGGGCTCCAGCGTTTCACGGCCGCTACGCCGACGGGCGGAACGGCCCGCACCCCCCAAGAGAACAACGAAACTGCCACGGCCACTGAAATGACGGACGTGCGGGACAACAACGCCGCGCTCACGGTCACGTCCGTCGTGTTCGGTGCCGAGATCGGACGTACCATCCTCCCGCTGTTCATTTCCGGCGGAGCCATGTGGTTCGAGTGGATTTTCGAGCCCATCTACCCGATTGTTCTGGCGAATGGCGATGGCATTGTCCTCCGCACCCGCGTCGTCATGCCTGCGACTCAGACGTGGCTATTCGCGTACACCGCGCATTGGAAGGAAGCCTAGAAGTGGTCAGCGACCATGTGTATCCGATCACGGTTACGATACCGACGAGCGGAATCATGGCGGGGGCCGCGCATTGGCCGCTCACGGACATTCCGGAATCATTCAGCATCTTCTCCATCAGTGGGTATCTGCGCGTCCTGGTCAGCGGAACCTTCACCGTGACACTCCGCGACATGAAGGACGCGCCGAATCTGCTGTTCGGCCAGATCGACTTTACTGCTGCGGGGGATTTCAAAGGCACGTTCCCCCTAGGTGGTAGCGAATACATTCTTCAAGGCCCGACAAGCGGAATCCGTTTCAGCGTACCAAATGTGGGCGTTGGAGCTCTCGATTGTATCGTGACTGTTTACGGAAGGCTCAGGTACTAAGGGTGGGGTAGAAGCGGAGACGCATGACACTCGCTTTGGACAAGGTGCTGGTGGTGGAGGACGAAGCTCAGGTCTCGCTCCTCATCCACGAAATGTTCAAGGATGAATGGCGCCAGATCGACTTTGCCGAAACCGCATACGAAGCCTTGGAGGTCATCGAGCGTACGGGCAACAAGTACGACTTCATCTTCCTCGACCTCAACCTTCCCGACAAGAAGGGCCTTGAAACCGTAGGACTGATCCGCGCCGCCTCCATGTCGCCCGTCGTGGCTGAAACGGGGGACATTGATCTCGCCGAGGAGCTCGAAAAGGACGGCACGAAATTCGGTGTCTACGGAGTCATCCGCAAGGGTTCGTTCGTGAAGCACCGCATCGTGGCCGTCATCGAGGGCGCGATTGCAAAGTGGAAACTCGATCAGGTCCACAAGATGCTCGATGTCATGCGCGAGGAGAAGGCTGCGTATCGCCGGAATCTCTTGGAACATGGACACTAGACAAGAATGGCACGCGATCCGTCCGACGACATCAGGGGCGAATTGCGCGAATACTTCCAAATTTGTCTCGATTTGGTACAGGACGTTGCCACCCTGAAAGCGAACATGAGAATCGTGATGTGGGCTCTCGCTGTTGTAGGCGGGGGCATCATCGTGGCGATCATCGGCTGGCTCTCGAAAGGACATTGATATGGCTTGCCCCTGCACGGTTTGTCCAACCCATCCGAGCCACTTCATCCAGTACAGCGCGGAGTGCCCGAACACGGCGCATCAGCCGCCATACGCCCCGGAAGGTGGGCGTTGCACCTGCGTTCGCCAGGAGCCAGGCGGAACGCTCATCCACACGCCCGGTTGTCCCGACCATCCATGATGTGATATACTCCCGCGCATGGGAGAGGTGCGGAAGTCCATTCCAGCGTCCGACGTAGCCAAGGAACTCAAGGCCGAGATCCTCGTCGGCTCCAGCTATCAGGACTGTTCCTGCGTTTTCCTCACGCCCACCCGCGGGATGATCGACTCCGAGGTCGTGGATTCGTGGCAGTACATCATGTCGATTCCCAACCAGGAGCGGTACTGGGTGTTCGTGAAGGGCGAGGAGGTCGGACTCGCCTACGAACGCGGGATCGAGTCCATCTTCAGCACGCCCACGACGGCCAAGTGCAAGTACCTGCTCACCCTTGAGGACGACAACATTCCGCCGCCGAACTGCCTGTCGCTCCTCATGCAGACCATCGTGAAGTACAGCCTCGACGCTGTGGGCGGACTCTACTGGGTCAAGGGAGAGGCCGGCTTCCCGCTTGTCATGGGCAACGCCCGTCTTTATGCGGAGAAAGGGATTCTCAACTACGCGATTCAGGATCCGGTCGAGCTCGCCCAGCTCGGGAACATCTGGGAAGTGAACGCCGTGCCGATGGGCTGCACGCTGTTCCGGCTGGACTTGTTCAAGGAACTCAAGAAGCCGTGGTTTCAGACGACGGCCATGCTGGACATACCGAACGGCATTCGTTGGCAAATGACGCACGACGTTTTCTTCTGCCACAACGCGAAGCTCCAGGGGAAGCGGTTCGCCATCGACTCGCGGGTGAAGGTCGCTCACTTGGACACCAAGACGGGGGTGAAATGGTAATCGACCCGGAGGAGAAGCTGATTACTGGGGTTCCCGAGCCTCTCAAGCTTCACCTGGCTTGCGGCCAGCAGAAGCGCGAGGGCTACGTCGGCGTTGACATCGTGAAAACGGCCACCACCGATGTCGTCGCGGACCTCATGGCGTTTCCGCTCCCGTGGAAGGACGGTGAAGTCTCGGAAATCATCTGCGAACACTTCCTCGAGCACATTCCGAACTGCAACTACGGGGAGATCACGCGATTCGAACCGAACGGTAATTTGAGCTACAACAATTCCGAGTTCAACGGCAAGGACTTCCTCATCGTCTTTATGAACGAGTGCTACCGCATCCTGAAGCCCGACGGGGTGATGAAGGTGGTCGTGCCGGCCGCGCCTGGCGAACGCGCCTTTCAAGATCCGACTCACAGAAGGTTTTTGCCCCGCACCTTCTGGGCGTACCTCGATGCGAAGTGGCGGAAGGACCAGAAGCTCGACCACATGGACTTCGCCTGCGACTTCGACGGGGTGATAACTCCCATGATCGACCCCGAGTGGAGTCATCGGGCACCGGAGATTCAGCAATTCGCCATCAGCCATTATGTGAACGTGCTCTATGATTTCAGTGTTACACTTACGGCTAAGAAGCCCATGAGGACTGGAGGCAAGTGATGGTTCACCGAATCTGTGCAGGACTCCTATTGACGGTGGCGCTGTTCCTCGCCGGGTGCGGCATCTTCGAGGCCGCTGCGGGGGTCAAGAAGAACCCGGACGGAACTGTGACGACGAACGGAACCGGAGGCGTCGTGGGGGCCGTCTTGAACTACTTCCTGCCCGGGGCGGGAGCCTTGGTTGCGGCGGGTGCTACCTACTACGCGAGGCGGGCGAACGTAGCCAAAGCAGAAGCCGAGAAAGCCGCGGTCACTACCTTCAAAGCCATCGAGTCCTACGACGACCCGGACCTCAAGAAGCTCCTGGCGTCCTACCACTCCACGGCGGGCGTGCAGGGCTTCGTCAACGGCGTGCTTGTGAAGGAAGGGATCAACACTTAGCCGTGGGACTAGTGTTGTGTCCGGTGGCACTGCAGGCAGAGCCAGCGGACCTCAAGAGGTTTCGAGTGGTCCGGATGATGCCCATGCAGCCTGTGCTTTGGTGTCGGCTTCTTGCAGAGCGAGCAGTTGGATGGCTTCCTGATCGCGCCACGCTTTACGGCGTTCGTGAGCCTTGATCTTGCGCGACCATTCTTCTGCTTCGCTCCGTGCCATCGGTAGCCTTGGGCCTTGTCCTTTTCGTAGACCCAGGTGTAGTAACATGGCTTACAGCGCGAGAAGTAGTGGGTGGAATGGTACCGACGCTCCTTAACGTAGAACTCGGAGATTAGCTTCGTGCGCTTACAGTCTCGGCACGTCTTTTGTAGGATGTGTTGTTGCATGGGTGGAGGATACAGGATCTAGTACCGCCAGCGGTACCTTTTTCTGTTTCCCCCTCTCTCCAGCCCCGGGTTAACAGCCCGGGGCCTTTTTATTCCGCTCAAGTTGGCACGGGGCTTGCTCTATACACCGTGGAAGTCGTTAAGTTACGGCCCCACGCGATCATTTTGGTCGCCCACGGTGACATTGTGGAGTATCCATCATGGCGAAGAAGAATGGCAAAGCGAAGCCGCGGCCCGGCAAGGCGACTCGGTACCTCGGCGTTGACGGCAGGTTCTTCTGGAACCTCAAGAGCGCGGGGAACGGCGAAATCGTGTCCGATGGCGGGCAGGGCTTCGACACGCTCTCGGGCGTCAACGAGGCGTTCGAAACGGCGAAGCGCCTCATGTCGAAGGCGGTCCTCGTGGACTCGCCGACCCTTCAGGACGATCTGGAAAAGGCTGCGGCCAGCCGCGCCCAGATCCGGCAGGCGGCGAATCAGGCGGCGGAGAACGCCACGGCCTGAAGCCTGTTCGCACTCACTCCATGAACCCGGGCTAACCCCCGGGTTCTTTTATTTCCGGCGGTAGTAGCCAAACGGGTTGAATGAAAAACCGAACTTCTTGTCGCGGTTGTCGTCCACTTCAAACCCGTAGCTGGGGCCTCTGATATTCCACCATTCACGCACCGCCTCCCACGGTCCCGGCCCGTGCTCCGGTAACACCGGATGCCCGTTGACATTGGTGTCCTCAACAACGAGGTACTGCCCCTTCGTGACCATCGGGGCGTAGCATTCGAGTTCGCGCTTGACGTGCGTGTACGAGTGGTTGGAGTCGAGGACCACCATGACGCGGGGTTTCTGAGCCCGCAAGTGAACCTCGTTCACCACGAGTTCATCGACCGACGACGCGCACCTTATGTAGTGGATGCGGTCGTGCTTGGGGAGTCCAGGTTCGTCCACGATGTCGATGGTGCAGACGTAGCCGTGGCCGATCTTGTCCATCACGTCCGCCATGTAGAGCGCGGAGCCCCCGAAGTGCGTACCCGTTTCGATCACGAGGTCGGGCTGGCATTCCCAGAGGATCTCATTCAGGACCATGAGGTCCATCGGGTTCTTGGCGATGCGGACGCCGTTGTAGAAAGTTCTTTCCCAGACGCGGGAGTTGTAGTAAGCGATATGGAAGGCGTCGATGATTTCTTGGGTCATAGCTTCTGCTCCGCGATGCAAATGGTGTCGTTGTGCCCCGCGCCATGACACACCAGGAGGATTTCCAGCAGTCGGTAGCTCCTCCCTTGTCCTTGTCCTGCGCTATTCCATCCGAAGGACAAGACTTTCCCGTTAGGCTTAATGATGCGGTCGATTACTTCCCTTTCATCGGCCCACGAGGAAGTTCTGAGTGCCCCGTCCGCGCCCATCTTCAATCCGATGCCGTCGTAGCATTCCTTCGTTTGCCTCGGCGAGTACGGTGGATCAAAAATCACCAAGTCCGCTTTGACGCCCTCGGATTCAACGTGCTTCAAGAACTCAAGTGAGTCCATGTGAAACCGCGAGGTACTCTCTGGATTCAGGTCATTGGTCCACGGATGGGCCAACGGGCAATTGCGGGCGAACGGGTCAACGATCTTGGCTCCGGGCGTGAGATGCCGTGAGATGAACTCCGCAATCGGCGGGATGGAGAACGTCTCACTCGACGGCATCGCCCACACGCGGTTGAATGGGCGGTCGATGGGACTTTTGATAAGCGGAAGTTGACCGTTCATATCAGCGATTCCTCCTGCTCTCCGTTTTCGTAGGGCGAAATGGTCACAAGCGTCGTCCCTTCTTCGAGTTCCCTGTTCACGTCGAACGTGACTTTGCCGGGGCAGAACTGGCGGTCGTTCTTCCCAATGCCGAGTGAGATCGCGTCGAAGATCAGGGCTTGGCAGTTGTCGAGGTCCGGGTGAGAAGCTCGTTTGAACACGAAATGGGCGCCAACCGTCACCCTTCCTAGATGGTCCTGTTCGATGAGCGCGAGGATCTGGTCCTTGAAGTTGAAGGCGACGTTGCGGATCACGTCCCGATGATGGATCATCGTCTGCGGCATATACCAGAACGAGCTGCCCGACTTCTTGTTCGTCATCTGGCGCGGGCGAGCCTTCGGCTTCGGGTCGCCCAGAACGACGAACGTCAGCGTGCCATCAGATTTCAGGGCGGCCATCGTTGTTCTCCTTCACTGGGGCTGGCACTTTCTCTGGCGTAGGCGCGGGAACTATCTGGCTCGCCCTGAACCTCGCCATGTGTTGTTTGAAGAACTCGTCACTCGCGGCCTTGGCCTTCTTGCGCTCCTCGATGATGGGTGCTTGTTTCTTGAGTTCGCCGATGAAGCAGGGGAGGCAGTAGGGCAGGTCGGCGTCCTCGCGGTAGTCCGTTCCGGCCTTGCGGAGCGTGACGTACAGGTCGAAGATGGGTTCGCGGCACGCGGGGCAGTTCATAACCCCCTCAGAATCACGAGTATCTCGCGGTCGTAGGCGATGCCACTCGGGTAGATCGGCTTCCCGTTTATCGACAGCAACCGGAATCCCTCAAGCGGGTCGATGAACCTGTTCCACTCGCGGTGGATCTCCTCGAAGGAGTCGCGGGTTACGGCAAATGCGATGATGTCCAGCTTCCGTTTCTTGGCCTTCTTGAGCAGGGCCTCGAAGCGAAGCCGCCAGAGCTTCCTCAAAACGTGAGGCATGATGTGTTTCGCCGTGATCTCATTCAGGTATTTCATGCTCAGTGCCATTAGATTTCTACCTCCTCCTCCGTTTCCTTCTTCGGCAAGTCGTAAGCGGGCAGAGCCGCGAATGCTGGATCGTATGGATCAATGATGATTAGCTCGTCTTTGGATCGAGTACACCCCACATAATGAAGCCGCGCCTCATTGGCCCGGTTCCGCTGGACCGCTGAGTCATCGAAGCCGTGGAGCGACTCCATCACCCGCTTGGGCAGTACCGGAACCAGAATCGTCTTGTCCGCCTCCTTTCCCTTCGCGCCGTGAATCGTCATCACATGGACCGTGGGTTCCTTCAAGAGCTGTTCCGGTCCCTTGAGGCGTGCCAGTCCGAGCAGGCGCGGAATCCCCCAGCGGTAGGCGTTCTTGAAGGAGTAGGAAGCGCGGCCCGCATCGAGGTTCATGTGCCACCAGCGGAACCACGGTTCGGCCTTCAAGTTCTTGGCCGCCCCCGGGTTTCCCACGGCTTCATGCTCCGCCTGCGTCTTGTAGCCGCGGGGCATCTTGTTCTCACGGGCGTCCATCAGGGCCACGATGTCAGCCAGCGTCCCCGCCGACACGGTGTAGGGAGCCTTCCCGTCCTTGGTGGCGCCGATCAGGTGGCCGAGGACCATGCGGATCTGTCCGTACCGATCGTTGTCGTCCCGGGTGGTGTAGTCGATCTTCGAGGCCGCGAGGTCCTGGGCGACTTGGCTGACTATCCAGTTGGAGCGGCAGAGGATGAACGTGCGCCGGCCGTCCAAGCCGTCGAGGGCGTCCTGCCAGCGGACTTTGACCTTGATGTGGTCCTTTTCGTCCGGTTTTCCGTAGAAACGGACGGCATCGGGGGTGATTTTCCTCGAAAACCGCACGATTTGGTCCGGAAGTCGGTGACTTTGCCTCAAAACCACGTCGTCGTCCGCTTCCAAGACGTTCCAGAGCTCGGGGTCGCACCCGCTGAAGCTGTAGATACACTGGGCGGGATCCGCAGCGGCGTTGACCGATTCCGGCTGGCTGACCTCCTGAATCACCCTGAAGTACGCCCACTGGAGGGGCGTCAAGTCTTGGGCTTCGTCCAGGAACAGGTGCCGCAGCCCTACGGGAGCAGCCTTCTCATTGACGGCGTTCTCGAGCAGGTCGTTGAAGTCGATCTTTCCGACCTCGGCTTTGTAGGAGGTCAGGTGCTTGACGAACGCCACAAGGTCGTCCTCACGGGCCAAACCGCCCAGCGTTCGTGCCACCAGGCGCCAATCAGAGGCCATCGTAGATCGGCCGTAGTGGTAGGCCAGCATCAGGGCGTCGGCTTCGTTAGAAGGCTCAACTGGCCGGCGAGAGGTCGTAGCGAGAACGCTGAATATGTAGTCGTAGCGGCGCCCGAACTCGATCCAGTCCTTCGTCGTGAACATCTGCTGGGTGGATGTGTCCAATGCCTTGAACGCCATCGAGTGCAGGGTCCGCCAGTAGTGGAGTTCCTCGGACCTGATGTGTCCGAACACACGCTCCCTAGCCTCCCCGATGGCGGCCTTGGAGAACGCGACGTACCCGATGGTTGAGGGGTCGGCGCCATCCTCGATCCGCTCCTTGACCTTCCCGAGCAGCCAAGTCGTCTTGCCGGTGCCAGGCGGACCAACGAGTTTTGTTGTTACCACAGTTCTTTGATCCCGTAAGGGTCAGCATCGTAGCCGTAGATTCTGCTAAGCCTTTCGATTCGAGCGTCCTGAGTGTTGTCCGCGTGCGTTCCAGCGTACAGATGTTCAGGATTGACACACTCTGCGCGGTTGCACTTGTGAAGTATGAAAAGGCTGCACTTGAAGTCCCCGTAAGCCAAGAAGTAGGAGGCTCGGTGCGCTAACATGAAAGTCGAAGGAACACGCCTTCTGAGCTTCGTGAGGAATCCGTACCCTCCTCTGTTGGTAGCGCCCTTCCAGAGCCAGCACGAATTAGTCTTTCTGACCCCACGCCAAAACGCTTCAGCCAAAGCTTCTTCCCAAGTCATTCTATGCCTTTCTGCTTGACTAACTATACCACCACGGACGGACGGACGGACGGACACAGTACCAAAGGCCAACCCCCTTATAGGCGGTAACTACGAATTTTCCGAGACTATATAAGCCGCCTATACCGATCAACCGTGTGTCCGTCCGTCCTATGCATCGGTGTATATATATGTAAGCTGAAAATTTCGCTAAATTTCGCTGACCATACGATTTTCAAACCAGTTCGTCTGTCCTCGACCATAGGCGGACCCTTCCGGTGCCAAGGCGTGACTTCTTAAACCCCATATCGGACAGGGATTGACCGAGTTTTGTGTTTGCTGGGGTAACGCCCTTGGAGCGACAGTAATTGAACAGATCCCTGAAATTCAGGCCGATCTTGCCTTCCTCCGGAACTTCAAGGACAGTCCTGGGAACCACTTCTGATGCCTTGGAGACGCGCTTGGCGTTGTCGAGGTACTCCTCGATGATCTCGGTGAGCTCCTTGCGGTCCATTGCCACGAGCTCATTCGGGGTCTCCTCATCGATGGCGTCCTCCTCGATGAACTGGCCGAGCCTCGAGAGGATGAGCTTCCACTGGCCGGCGCCTGGCTTGTAGTCGGGGTATCGGTTGAAGTGCTGGAAGATCAGTCCCTCGATAGCCTTCGGGTTCTCGAGCTGGCCGTAAGTCATGCGTAGGGTGCGGTCCTCTCCGTGGAGGCTGACGAGCAACTTGTAGACGGGCGGGTCACTCATGGTCTTGCGGAGAGCTTTGAACTTCGGGAACTGGACGCCCTGTTGGAGTACGCGGAGGATCTCCTGGCAGATGGCGATCGAGACTTCCTGAAACGGGCGGTCCTTGTGTTTGATGAAGTCCGCGAGGAGTGCTGAGAATCGGTCGAGTCTGCGTCCGTCGTGGATGTGCGCCGCGGCTTCTTGGATCGTGATGCCGTTGGACTCGAACAGCTTCACTCCCTGCTGGCAGCGTGCTTGCCACGCGCCGGCCTGATCCTTGTGGTCGGTGAGCGTGACGGCTGTGTAGTAGATGCTGGTCGTGGTGATGGGGTTCTTGGGCGCCTTGACCCAGAGCCGGCAGATGGTATCGAAGATGGGCTGATGGGCCTCGCCGAACTCCTCGACAGAGACTTCCTTTGCGATCCACTCGATGTTCTTGTTGTCTGAAAGGCAGGCCCCAAGAAGGAACAGTTCGTCCTGGCTGGTGTCTGCCATTCAACTCTCCGGTCCTACAAGAACGCCTTTCCCCGCTGCGCCGTGTCCTAGTGGAGTGATGTGTGACGACCGCCCGGTCGGACAGCGGACGCAGGGGGGAGAGAAGTTCTGTCAGGCGTCGTCACAATTCCTATCTTACCACATCCGGTCCAGGTTGTGAAGCCTCCCCCTGCGCGTCCAGCGCGGCGAGAGCCGATTCAAGCAAGATGTCCATTTGCCCCAAGTAGGTATGCTCTTGGCCCTTGCGCCAATTAAGATTGTCGCTCCAGTTTTTGAGCAGCAAGTCTCGCGTTTCCCTCGCCGCCTCCACCACCCTCTCCGCCTTCTCCAGCCGGGCGCGGAGGGAGAGGCAGTCCTTGATGGACGCTTCCCATCTGGCCTTGAAGTCATCGCGGACGATCTCGACACAATGAAGCCTGTCTTGAAGTGACCCGATCTCACTGGATGCTCCATCGTTGATGCTCATATTTTCCTCACGGCGTATCTGCTGGTGACATACTTCGCCCCGTCCTCAAACTGGATCAGCACCGAGTTCATGCGTTTGAATCTCCACAAGACGGCGCACTTCTGCCCCTTGCGGCCCGGAAGCCTCACCTTCCAGTGCCACACATGGTCAAAGCTCATCCTTCCTCCTTCGCCTCCCGCTTGCGATGGTCAGGGGGCTACCTCGACCAAGTAGAATCCGTTGCGGTCTCAATGACATACACAAAGAAGTATCCGCACCCGAGACACCAGCACTTCACTATCGCCGCGGTCCCGTAAGGGAAGGCGATAGATTCAAACTGAGTCCCGAAACATCGCCCGCAATACTCAATCATGCGCCCTCTCGATTCGCTTTCGGATTTCGTCCTTCGTCAATTTGACCGTGAGCCGTAGGATTCCAACCAAGGTGTCGAAGTCGTACTGCGTGAAATCAGGGAAGCACTTCTTCAATTCTTCCTTCATCTCAGGTGGCGGCTCGTCGTTCAATTCGGGCTCGTCGTCCACGGCCTTCGCGCACTCCGCTCTCGTCGCTTTCACGGCGACTAGAAGGGCGGCGCGGAAGCCATTAGTGCAGATCGGCGTTTCAGCGTCGTACTCATGGGCTGAACCTCCACCGTCGAAGTACGCTTCTCGCGCCTCCTCGACCATCTTCTCGTCAAGGCTCTCCTGCCGATGGGCGGGGGCTGGATCGGTCATGGCGTTCTCCAATCTGCGAATGGGTGTTCAAGGTCAAGGCTCCACCAGCGGTATCGCCAGCCTCGGAAGCCTCGGATGGGCTCGGGAATCGTGACGGCTACCGCGCCCGCCCCACGACCGAACGCGATGTTGCCGCCGTTGACTTCCAGCTTTGTGAGCGGCGCGTAACCTCTGAGCTTTCCGTGCGCGACGACGTAGACCCGTTCGCCGACTTCGATCTTTGGCCGTGCGCCCCAAGTGAAGAAGCCCCACGTTTCGCCGGTCGGAGGATCGCCGGGAAGGTCGCCCTCGTCGATCCAATCCTCCCACATCCCTTTCGGGACCGTCACCACTACGTCTGTCACTTGCCCCTCCCCCTCTCGCCCGGCTTACGCGCGGGCTTCACATAGAACCAGCGGTACGGATGCCTTCCCCACGAGCCTCGGCACATCCCGCGATGACCCGCGACTCTGACACACCGCCAAAAGGTGTCTGTGAGGTAATGCGACATCTTGGATTTGCACTTCACCTGCGCCTCCGTGCGGGCAGTTCGCGGAGTGCCTTGCACCCATCGCAGTAGCATCCGCACTTGTACCGCTTGTCAGTGAAGCAGTTGAAGCCGTCGTGACAGTGGCTCGCCTTCACCGCCTTCGCCTTCGTGCGACGAGGAGGGCGGGTCACTTGTTACCTCCAGCCATAGCTTCCTCGCAATCCTCGCAGGTGCATTCACACGCCTTCGGCCATTCGCAACCCCAGTCCTTCTCGTGACAATGCTCTGCGTCGTTCTCCTCCACGATCTGCTCTAGGGTGCGAGTCATAGCTTCTCAATCTCCTTTCGGATCAGCTTCTCGACGGCGTTCGCCCACTTGCGCTCGGGTGAATCGGCGGTCAGGAAGCTCCCGCCTTGGATGATGTGAATGGCGTCCTCGAGCCCGTGCTTCGTCCCCCGCTTCTCCGCCGCCTCGATCTCGGCCTTCAGCGCGGCGATGGTTTCGAGGCACCATTCCAAGTCCCCGAGGGCGTGAGAATGCATTTGTCGATAGCCATGCGGGGCATCTACAGCCCTCTTGACCCTCTCCCTGATCTCCTTCTCGCGCTCGGTGGTCATGGTTTGCACTCCACTGTCAATTCTGCCTCTGCATCATTCGGAAAGAACTCATGCGAAACAGTTGCGCCGCAACGCTGACAGCCGAACGTGACGTAGAATCCACGCGGCCTCTTGTCTCCGGGTGCCGCCCGTTTCTGAAACCCATCAACGCCGACGAACTCCCATTTGTGCTTTTGAGTGCGAACGCGGCACCACGGCTGTTTCACCCTCGGGTAGTCACTCACGGCGTTTCTCCTTCCCGTGCTGGGCGGCGAGGGCGGCGAACTTGCGCTCCCATTCAGCGCGAAACTTAGCCTCACGTTGCTCGCGGATCAGGTCCATTGAGAACAAGGCCACGCCCGCAATTGCGACCGCCACGATCCACCATTCAGCGTCAATGAATGGCGAAGTGAAAAGCCAGAGGCACAGGATTGCGTGACAGATCATCGTCGCCCTGCTCATTTTCCTCTCCTCGTCGGCGGCTTCAACGCGAGGGGGCGGAAGCTCCTGCACTTGCATCTAGTCGCAACGCCGTGCTTGGCGTAGCTGTAGTTCTTCTTTCCCCGCGTATCCATGTAGACCCAACACGCACTTGAGAAGTCGCCTTGAGCGTGATGGCCTCTCTTGTGCCCGCACCTGCACCACTTCTCCACCGCCGTCTTTTTCACTTGGGGCTCCTTGGGGGTCATAGAAGTGCCGCCGCTTCAATGGGCGTGATGTCCCACGCCGAAACCACGCGGAACAAGTTGTCGTCGAGCCTCTTGAGTAGGAACGGATCGCTCGGGGGCGGCTTGGATTTCCACTTCACTTCCCAGAGGATGAAGTAGTCGCTCATGTTCCCGACGCGGATGTACGGTGGCACATAGGGAAGCCGCGCGGAGATGTGTTCTCTGCTATTCCACTTTGTGAAGTTCTCAGTCTTAACCTTTCTCATGTGCCAATACCCGACGTCATCGCCCGTGAACTCCATGCCGTCCATGTAGAACGTGAGCGTGACTTCCTTTGCGTCCGCCCGGCAGATGGCCAGCTTCGGCGTGCCGTTCTCGTTCAGGCCAGCCTTTCGTAGAGTCTCACCCAAGGCTATGATCTTTCCGCCGTGGGCGATGGACCGATAGGCTTCAAGGATGTGCTTGTCTTGAGGTGTGAGGTTTTCACACTTCGCGTACCTCTCGGCTTCCGTGCGGGCGTTCCTAGGCGTCATTTCCAAGGTCACAAGGTTCATCATTCCTCCAATCTAGTTTCACTTGCACTTCTCCCGGCTGACGAGGTGGGGGTTAGGGGGCATAAGAACTCCTAGAGACTTGGCCTTTGAGCAATCACGTTAAGGCGGGCCGTTGGTCCGCGTGATTTCAAGACAGCTTGGTTCCACGCCAGGGCAGCATCTTCCTCGGTAGCAAAGACGCCTAAGTACCTTTGTGGGCCATCGGTTTTCAGCATCGCTGTCCAAGGAGATTTCTTATACGGTTTCCCACGGTTGTTGTTCCCGCGATGGCTGACGCCCATATATCTTGACGTGCCTCTCGTCTTTCTTTGGTTCCGTTGGTTGATTGATCCGGTGGCGATTCGCAGATTAGAGCGTTTGTTGTTTAAGCCGTCTCCGTCGATGTGGTCTATGGGTTCGTTAGCCTTTGCTCCCATGATAAGACGGTGCATCTTCTGGGCTGTGGTTCCGCTGACCGCGTACCAACGCTCGGAGTTCTTGCTTGGCTGGTAATGAGCGCACCACTTGATCGGTGATACCAGCTCGTAGTCAACGGCGTCTATCGTGGCGAACTTACCTTGGGTCAGAGGAATCAAGATGTGACCCATAGCTGAAGCTCCCTGAGCCCCGCTCGAAAGTCCCTTAGACGTGACCGTGGATGCAGCGACGACTAGAGACTGTCCGAACGGGGTTCGAGAAGTTTCTGCCGCTGCATCCACGGTCATTATATCACACGGTCGGGCGACAGGTGCTTTTAAAAGCACACCAATTGCAGTTGGCGACGTTCGCCATGTAGATCCCCGCGTTCTTGAGTCGGATGGCTTCGTAGACGACGTGCTTCAAGTGCCACTCACGATCTGCGGGAGTCACGAGGAACGCCTGGTCATCCTCGAGTCCTCTGATCTCGAGCCCCTTCTTGTATCTCACGAACTGGACCGTCTTGAACGGGGTGTTCGGGATGCCGAACTTCTCGCTGGCCCACAACGAGTACAAGACATGATCGTTCCCCGCCTCGACTCGCTCAGTATACCGTTGGCTGAATTTCCAATCGTAGATCGTGTGCTGTTCGTCGTCGCCCACGAGGTCGATGTAACTTTCGACGGGCTGCTCGAGGTCGGGATACTTGAGCGTGATCTTGGCGGGGACTTCGACGCCCCACGGCTTGATGAGGGGTCCGACCTTGGAATCAAAGGCGGTGATGGCTTGGAGCAGATCTGCCTTGAGGTTCTGTTCGTCGTTCGGTGGATCTTCCCATCTGAGACCGCCCTGCTTCTCGCCGAACTCGCGCCACTCGGCATCGGCAACGGCGAGCATATCGAGGACGGTCGGGAGCGTCTGACCCATGCGCTTGCAGTTGAAGTACCGTGCGAAGGCGGCGTGCATCCCGACTCCAGCGCCGACCTTCGCGGGCATCGGTTCGCCGCGTTCCTTGAAAATGTACTTCCGTTGGTATTGAAGGGCGCACGTTGAAAGTGTTCCGAGCTGTGACTTGCTCAAGTGGACGGGTGCGGCTTCAGTGGTCATTCTGTTTTCCCTTCAGCGATTGCCTTCTTTGCCCATTCGATTGCGCGTTCGCACGATCCAATCTCACTGAGACAGTGCCTCGCAAGTTCAAGGTCCTTCTCCTCGACGGCCTTGGACAAGTGAGCGTGCCACCAGTCGATTAGCTTCTTCTGGAGTTCGATCTTGGTCTCGATCAGTGTCATGCGTTTCCTTTCAGCACTCTGAAGCCCTCCGGTGGTCCCTGCGACGGGCAGGGGTCGGAAGGTTGTCGGAGGACTGGCAGTAGTTCAGTCCTCGTCCGGTCAGACTCCCGCATCCTCGCCAGGTTCCCGCCCCTCGGGCTGGCTCTTGAGTTTCCAGACCCCTTCGACCTCCTCGATGCCGACGTTCTGGAACAGGTCGATGAACGCCTTCGCGTCGTCCTCGGTCAATTCGATGGACCGTGCCTTGCCCGTGAGATCCTTCAGGGCCTTCATCAGCGTGGCCTTGTCGTTGCGGCCGGCCGCGGCGGTCAGGGCGTCCACGAAAGCCTTCTGAGTTTCCTTCGTGACAATTACCCCGGACGGCTGCGGTGCGGGCGCCGGGGGTGCCGCCTTGGGCGTGGCGGGTGGCACGGGCGCCTTCGGAGGCGCCGAAACGGGCTGTTTTGCGGGTTCCGGGTTGGCACGGGCTGGCACGTCGATAGCTATACGGCCCGGCTGCACCGTCTGGGCCTCGTATAGCGGCTGGTTGTCCGCCTGGGCCATTTCGTCGTCCGTGTAGAGTCCGGAGAGCTCCGCGGGGAAACCCTTGCGGAGTGCGAGGGCCTCGGCGCATTTCCCGATTTGGTTGAATGGCATTTTCAGCCACATGGCGTCATTGGGCGGGGCCGGCATATATTCCTTCCAGCGGGCGGTCGCGGTGAACGGGACGCGCATTCCCTTCACGATCCGATGGACCGTGCAACGCGCCCATTCCGGCCAGCCGCGCTCGTTGGTCGGCCCGTACTCGTACTCATCGCTTCCGGCGAATTCCCCGGTGCGCTGGGCATTCAGCCGGAAGCCGTCGATCGACACTTGGGGCGTGACCTTGTAGTCGTTCCCCGTCTTGCGCTTGATGAAATAGATTTGGCGGGCGAAGGGATCCAGACCCGTCCGGTTGCAGATGTAGACCGCAAGGGCGAGTTCCTTGTCCGTCACGGGCGGGGCGTTCCCGCCGGCGATGATCTGCTGCTTCAAAAGCTCCTTCGTCTCGTTGTCCCAGTTGATTCCCCCCTCGTTTCTCAGGGCCAGGGTACGGCTCGTAGGCGGCTTCGCAGGATTGGCAGGGTTCGACTTTGAGCCCGCTGGCCGACCTGGGCCCCGTCTCTGGGGCTGATCGGGGCTGGGCGGTACTGCTGTGGCGTCGGCCATTGGGCGACCTCCAAAATAGGGGTTATTCATTCGGCGTGGATTCTCTTTTGGCCCTTGCACATGGGGCAGACGTGCTCTCTTTCGCAAATGGGGCTGGGTTGGCCGTCCGGGAGTCTGCAAGGGGCACCCTCGAGGCAAAGCCAGCCCGACTCGTCGCAAGCGGAGCACGCCCAATCGGTCTCGCGTGGAGGGTCGTACCAATTGGGCGCTGGTCCTCTGTCTCCGATGTTCACTTGCTCTCCTTCCCGCGCTCCGCGAGCAGGGGGGTGGCTACCTCTTGAGGCACGAAGCTGACGCGGTGACGCCTGATGAGAACATCGTATTGGTCGATCATGTGGCTTCCATCCGACAGTCGAATTGACGTAGTGACGAGCATGGAGTCGCCGGAAGAAGTCGTGGTAGCTTCGTAACTAAGGTCTTTACCCTCGGCGTTCGCACGGCGGGACATTTCGATCAACTGCTCACGAGCCCACTCCCAACGAGTCGCCTCATTGATCGGCAAGCCGTGCCAAGCCTCGAATAGTGTTGCGTTGCTCACGCGCCCTCCTCTCCCCCCTGCGGACGGAGCAGGCGGCGGGCGGATGCGCGAGTCGAGGGGGCGCAATCGCGGTAAGCCTCGGGTCCATTCGTTGCGAGTTCATCCAGCGCGTCCAGACATTCCTCCAGCGCCGATTCGAGCGCCGCCACCCGCTGTTCGAGCGCGGCGTGGGAGTTGACGGCTTCAACAAGTTCCTGAGCGAATTGCGGGTAGAATACTTCGGCCAGCTTCGTGCCTTGCGAGTCCTGAATGTCTCCGTCGGCATCTACCGACACCCTCGCGTCCCACGGCCTGCTTGTCGCCTTCCCCCCGCTCCCGCTCTCCCCCGCCTTGGCGTGCGTCGTCATAGCGTTAGCCTCCATGTAGTTTCAAGGACTCCATAGCCGACCCGGTGCAGGTCCCGGGCCGGTTCATGGAGGACTCGGTTACAGCCACCGATGGCGGAATGTGTACCCTCCGTCACGGTGTCCGGTCGCAACCCTCAGAGCAGCGCTCCGGTTCGGATTCTTGAGTCTCGGCTGTCCGTTGGTGTGATCGTTGCTCGCGCAGTTAGCTCCTACGCACGGCGTACCAGTCGGGAACATGGCGCGTCCGAGGTTGTAGACAATCTCGAATCCGACATCCAGACCGCAACCAGGGGCGGGAAGCCCTTCAACGTCCGGTTTCAACTTCAAGCCTAGGGCTATGGAAATGTACCCGTCCAACCACTGAGGCTCGCCCTCCGTGCCGATGTGGTAAACGGACACCCTGCGGAACATCCCGGACGCGGCGCTATGCCTCAAGATCGTGTAGAGGGTGTCGCCGGGCCTCAAGAGCCTGTGAAGCTTCTCTAGAGCCTCAGCCTTGAACCGGCGCTCCTCAGCCGCCTTGCTTTCAGGCTTCACCGTGTTCGTCTCCATGACTCAATCCTCCATGAAAAAGGGTTAACCATTCCGACAACCGGAATTCCTCATCATGCCGGGTTGCCCATCCCCCGGCATTCATGGGGAATTCTAGGTTAGTGGATTACCTCCACCTTGAATCCCTGCCCTTCCGCCGTCTCGGGAGCGGGTTCCTGGGCGGGTTCCGGCTTCGGCACTTCGGCCGCTTCCGGCGTCATGGGCAAGCTGGGCGCCCCGGTCAACGGCATCAGGACCGCATACGCCTTGATTCCGCCATCCGCCGTGTTCCCCGCGTCGAATGTGACGGCGTTTTTCGGATCCTTCGGAATGGTCAAGGTCAAGGGTACTCCCCGCCCCTTGTCCAACGTCTTGAGGAAAAACTCGGCAACCGTCTTGAGCAGCTCGGCGGAGAGCTGAATTTCGCAAGCAATCTCTTTGGGTTTCCGCTGGGGCATCACGGCGGAGTAATCCGGGAAGTTTCCATCAATGACCTTCCCTTCAATCCGCTTGGCCGACCCGTTCATGCCGTAGGACAGTGAGACGGCCTGTTCCGTGATGCTGGCTTCGTCCAACACGATGTTGTTGAGAATCGGAATCGTCCGGGCGCTCCTCTTGTCATGGAGCTTGATCGCTTCCCTGCAGGAATCGGCAGCCAGGATAAACCGGCGCCCCTCCGAGGGTTCCGCATTGTGACCGGCCGGATAATCCCGGTAATCCGCTTCCGCCCATTCCACAATCCCGAGATACTTCCCATTCGATGCCACCATCCGCGGATTCCGGCCCTTGACACGTTCCACCAGGGCGCCCGTCAAGGCGTACCGCACTACCTCATCCGAACACAACCGCGACACTTCCAAAGCCTCTTTCGGAATCAACATAGGACAAACCCTCCATGAAGGGGACAATTCCCCGTGATGCTCCCATGTGAGGGGAGCAAGGCGGGAAACTAGCCCGTGTAGGATTCCCAGCAGGACCGCGAGCAGAAACGGTCATAGATGCGGTCTCGAGCCCAGGACTGGCCGAGGGAATCCGATTCCCAGTAGAATCGGTAGCACAATCCCCGCCCGTCATATCCCCCGCACCATTTGCACGCCACCTGCTTTGTCGGCTGATCCTTGATCAGACTCGCCCGAGCAAACGGATCACGTTCAAGTTGACGCATTCTCATTTCCTCCCATGAATTCCTATAACCTTGCCCCCAGTATCCGCAGATACTCCACAACCTGCCCAGGATCATCCTTGTAGAAATGCCACTCCATCAACGACGCCGAAATGTCAGACCACCCGCAATCCCGTAGGATGCTGTACACGCTACGGCAGTAGATGATGGACATAGCTACCACGCCCCCTCTTCCCGATTCGCGCAATCGTCACACTGATAACCCTTGCGTACATCCGCCGGCGTGAGTTTGTTCGGTTCCTTGCACGTCGGACACGGTAGATTCCGCGGATTCCCCCTCCCTGCTTTCCTCAGTGCAGAGTTTTCGCCAGGACGTTGAAACTCCGAACGGTCACCGTCCTCAGAGTAGGGCATGCGTTGACCCCCATGAAATTCCTAACCGGTCGTCACAACCCAAGTATACTTCCATATATGGAATTGTCAAGCTAGAAATAAATAATGGTGAGTAGAAATATTCGATGGGGTGAACGAATTAGGTATGGGGAATTATGAGGCGGCCGTGAGAGCTGGCCGCGACATGGTGATTTCGATTGTCTTGAATTTCGTGGAGCAGAACCGGCACTTCCGATACCTGGTGTGCTTGCGATAGGTACCGTAGACCCTGCTATGAATTGATCCGCAGTATGGGCAGCACGAATTAGGTTCCTTCCCTGACTCCCCTGCTCCCGCCTGTAAAGTACGGTTCATGCTTGATGAATCGTCAGGTACGGGTTGTGCTTTATGATCCATGCTTTATGATCCGGTGATCGTGCCTTGTGTGTGATCGACCCTCGCGGTGACGGGGGGTGGGGGTGGCGTACTGGTCCTTCCCCGCAAACCGGAAGCGATTTTCACTTTAAGCCCCACAAAAAAATTCTAAATCTTCACCGCTTCGTTTTTCAAAACTTCGCGGATGGGATCGCCTGACTTGCAGTTGAACCTCAACTTGAAGGTGACGGGTTGGCGGGCGGTTTGGGAGAGACAGATGCCGCAGATTTCGAAGTCGTGGACTTTTCCTGCGGTGCGGACGCGGATGGGGAACATGGAGTGGGAGTCGGCGCCGCAACTGGGGCACTTGACGGTGATGAGGGGGTTGATGTCGGCCAACTTCTTGACGGGCTTTTCGGGTTCGGTCTTGACGGCGGTGGGTGTGGGCATTAGATGAGTCCTTTCTCGATGAACAGGTGTTCCATCGTGACGCGGGCGTTGTCGCACTTGGCTTTGATGAGATGGCGACGTTCTCCGCTGCCCTTGTTTCTGGTGATGTCGTCGTTGGTGATGAAGATGGGAGCGAAGTAGGCGATGTCCTGGGGGGTGTCCTCGGGCTTGGGTTTCTTGGTGGTGACGTAGTAGCCTTCGGGGATGCTGGGCATGAGCGTCTCTCCTTGTATTGCGTTTCTGGAATGAAGTGTGATACGCTTGGCGGGGGGAGTCAAGCAGAATCGTGGAGAAACAAATGGGCGACAACGGCGGGAGTCAAGAAATCGCGGGTCCGCAACTCATTATCCGCATCCAACCCGACGGGTCGGTGAACGTGAGCGGGCCGCTGGACAACAAGGCAATGTGCTACATGATGCTCGAGTGCGCCCGGGATGCCATCCATGACCTGCACTTGAAGAACGCGGAGTCGAAGCGGATCGTTCCGGTTTCGGGGACGCCGCGGATTCCACCGGGGCTGATGAAGTGAGCGGGCTTACGCCGTTCGGTCAAGCGGTGAAGGAAGCCGAGCTCACGACTCGGAAGGGGAAGAACGCCGCGTCCGAAATGGCGTTGAAGTTCAAGCTTCCGAGCGACGAAGATGCGCGGCGGATCGGGAAACTGCTCAGGCGGTACGGCATCACGGTCGATATGAAGGCGCTCGCGGCGGAGCGGGCGGTCGCCGCCGGG